TTAAAGAGTGGCGCAAGATTAAATGGCTCACACCACTCTGAGGTTACGTATTTCTAGATTTTTATATTATTTTCTGTTGTAGATATGATATAAAATCCAAACTGCGACCAATCCGATCAACCCTTGATCAGAAAAGCCTTTCAGTACGCCCTGGATGTTTCCGATTACCGAAACATTTGGCCAGAACGGAATACCTTGACCATTGAAAAGGATTTCTAAAACAATCCCCAACGCAATTAAACTTACTCCTACGTCGGCAATAGATTTCGCCCATCCTTTTACTTTCATCATGATATCCATAATTGGACCTCCCTTTGATTTAAAGTTTCTTTCGAAACTCTGAATTATTTAGAAGTCTGCAACCAAAGTAAAACTACAACATTTGGTCTGCGGATGGTATGGACACCAAAATAATTTTTAATAAGAGCGGTTAATGAAAATTAAGTCACAAAAAAAGGGCGACCGAAGCCGCCCTTTTTGAAATAAAAATAAACCTGAGGCTTATTTGAATTTTAAGTTTCCTGAAGTTACAGCAACTTTTCCAACGTAGTCAGCCGCGTTACCAAGAGATGATGCAGTGTTTGTTAACTCTACATAACCATATCTTGTTAAGAAACCTACTACCGGTTCGAAAGTTGATGGATCAAGAACAACGCCTGAAGACATTAAAGGTATGTAAGGACAATAGAACGCTGGAGCGTCTGCCTCACTTGCACCTTTGTAGCCAACTAGTACGTCTGTACTGTCTGCCGCGTAAGCGTCTACGTATACTCTCATCGCACCGTTTAAAGTTCCAACGAATTTAGTATTTGTTGGTGCTTCAAATGTACCCTCAGTCGATCTTGCGAATGCTGAAGTTGTTGCTGATTGAAGAATAGTTAAAGCAGTTGGAGATACTACTGCGTAGTTTCCAGCGCCTCTTCTAGTTCTTGAAGCGATTTGGTTAGCAACTCTATTGATTAGAACAGCCAATGCCGCGTGTTCATCACCAACGAATGTTGCAGTACCTGATACAGCCGCTTGGTCAAAAGTCTCAGAAGCAGTTCCTGCCAATGTTCTTAATGATCCAATTACTTCTTGGTCGATCTCAGCAGTAATCTCTTGAGCTAATGCCGCCATGATTTCTGCTTCTACATCGATACCTTGTTGTGCTTGTGCATCTTGAGCCGCTTCAAAAGTCCATCTTGCTGATAGTTTTCTTGATTTAGCCTCAACCGCTTGTTTCAAGATTTGGATAGATAATCTCTTACCTGGTGTACCCTCTAACGCCGCTGTAGAAGAACCTTTTGCGTTTCCTTCTGTAGTGTCGTCTGCTTGGTTACCTGAGTAAGCTCTAGCAATCTTGAATGGAGATAATGCTTCTTCACCAGCCGTTGCGTTGTTGGCTACTGTGTCCGCGTATCTTATTCTTAATGTGTGGATTTGACCTACAGGACCAGTCATCGGTTGTACACCAACGATCTCGTTCGCAATAACAGTCGGCATAACCCTTCTGATTACTGGTAGGATAACCCTGTTTAACGTAGCAACGTTACCGGCACTTGTTGCACCAGCAGTAGAAGCCTCAGACAAGTATCTTTTAGTGTTTTCTAACACTACGTCCATAGTCTTCTTCTTGTTACCTGCTAAACCTTCAGTTAGAGCGGCTTTAGTTTCGCCCCATTTTGATTCAAATATATCTGACATTTGTAATCTTCCTTTGTTTAGTTGTTATATACCCGCTAACTTACGGATACTTGTTATATCAGCATCTTCCCTTTGTGCTCTGTCGCCGCCTGACTCAGAAAGTATTTTGGCACCTTCTTTGGTCACAGCCTTGTCAGCCATCACGTGTGGTAGATACTTGTTGAACGAAGCCTCAAGTTTCGCTGTTGAAACTGATTCTAACAACTGACTCATTACTTCACTCTTTTCTTTGCCCAATGGTTTGAGCATCTCAGCCATCTTTTCCTTGCGTTCCATCAAGTCCGCTTGTCTCTTGGCTTCCGCCTCCTTGGACTCAATCACCGCTTGTTTCTCTTCGACGGCCTTCTCAGCGTCTTTTAATTTAAGTGTAGTTTCATCCACAACTCTCATTAACTTCGCAGACTCAGATTTCTCATTTAAGTAAGAATTCTGGTACTCCGATGCAAACGCTTCGAATATTTTCTTACCAAAGTTGATTTCTCTAGCAGATGTAATGTCTTCCTTCAAGCCTTTTAGCTCTTCAGCAAGTTTTTTATTAACTGCAGATTCTACAACTTTAGCAGATCTTGTTATGAAAGCCTCTTTCATCTTAGCCATTTGTTTTTTGGCTTCGGCTACTAGTTTGACTTTCGTTTCCACAACGCCTTTTTTGTCTTCATGGAACTCTTTAATTTCTTTTGCAAGAGCGTTTACTACGAACTCTTCCATTTTCTTAAAGTTTTCATGAACACCTTTTCTGTCGCCGTGTAGTTCTTTTAACTCTTCTGATAGTTTAGATAGGATGAATCCTTCTAATTTAGCAGAATGTTTGCCTACGTTTTCTTTGTAAGCGATTTTTTCTTGTGCAAGTGCTTTTCTGTCTTCAACGAATTTCGTGATCTCTTCAGATAACTTTTCGTTCATCATTTTGTCAATAGCCTCGATCATGTTTGCTTTGTCGTGTTCGTATCTTTTAGCAAACTCTTCTCTTAACTCAGCGCCTACAACTTCTTTGTTTTCTTTAATCTTCGAATCCCAAGCCTCTTGGATGCCTTTTTGCACATCTTCTGAGATCGCTCCTGACTCTACTAATTTTGATATTGCGTCTATCATGTTATTTTAGGTCCTTTATTATGTTGGTTAGTGCCTCCTTGAGGAACTTTTGTGCTTTTGGGTCATTTCTAACTTCAGCCGCCAACCCTTTTGCCATGTTACCACCCTTTGTATTCATTAGGTGTTCGTAAATTGGCGTTGGGTAAGCACCTGGTGCCGAAGGTTGGGCAACAACATCGACTGTGATGATCTCGAAGTCTGAAACTTCGCCGCTTCCGTATTCGTTCATGTTTCCAGAACCTCTACTTGAAACGCCTAGTTTCACACCTGATTGCAACATAGTTTCGACAAGTTTGCCCATCGGTGTCGGTAGGATTTTCATCTTACCGTATCCATTTGGTCCGTCCATCCACATTTCTGTGATCATGTGAGACACACGGTCCAAATTAATCTTTAAATCATCTGGGTGATCCACTTCACCTAACACAGAGTATCCAGAACTGATCTGATCGTTCAGTGTTTTAGTCGCTTTTGCGATTTCTGACACTGGGTAAACTCTCTGATTAGCGTTCTTGATCCCACCTTGAATACAGATACCCTTCATGTACAAATCCTTACCGTCTTTTCCCTCGTGTAAGATCTGCACTCTGGCCTGATCAAATGTTAGATTCTCTCTTAGGTATAGTGATGCCATCCGACGATCTCCCTGTTAAATCAACAATTACTTAGAAGCAACTGGTGATTTTGCTGATTTATCAGAACCATCCGCAGTTGAAGGTTTAACTTCCTTCATCTTTGGCTCAGTAGTTTGGTTCATGCTTTTCGCTGTTGGAGCCGGTCTTCCTTTTTCTTCTGCTCCGCCTTTAGCGATGTTTGAACCACCTTGGCCCATTTTTGTGCCTGCGTCTGCTACTGGTGATTTCTTGTTATCAGCATGGTCGGCAGTGTCCGCTTTAGCCATGTTTTTGTATTCTTTTACAGTTTCTTTGGCTGGTGCTTCTTTGCTTTCCATCTCTGGAGTTAACTCTGGTGCTAAAGATTCTTCTTCTTTTTCTTCTTCACCGTCTTTTTTGTCGCCCATCATTGCTTCGAATTCTGCCTTTAGTTCATCTAAAGCGTCTTCCAAGTCAACTACTCTGTCTTCAACATCGCCTTCTGCGTCTTTTTCAGCGTCCATGTCTGCTGGCATTTCTTCACCTTTATCTGCATCCATTTCGCCTTCTTCTTCTGCTGAGATGTCTTTAACCAATTCGTCAGTTGCGTCGCCGCCTACTTCTTCAATTGATTCTTCTTCAGTAGTTTCAGATTCAGTTGCTTCGTCTTCGATTTCAACAACTTCGTCTACTTGCTCGTCTTTAGATTCTTCAGTAGTTTCTTCTACTTTTTCCTCTTCAGATGCTTCAGTTTCTTTAACTTCTTCTTTAGCGTCTTCTTTTGATTCTTCTTTTGCCTCGGCAGTTACTTCTTCGTCTGCTAGGTTCTCGTAGATGTCTCTTGACTTTTCTACTACGATTTCGTGGAATAAAGCCTCTGCTTTATCGTTTTCTTCATTTATTAGTAATTCTAATAAACTCTCAAATTTATTGTTTGACATTTTACACGTGCTCCTTGTTTTATAGTCGATTTGTACTTATAAGTGTTTGTATTTACTGCAAAGGTACGAAAACGGTGGTGTAACTGGTGTAAAATGACGTCTTTTTGTTATCTTTTAATCTGGAGTTCGAATTTTGCCAGGAATTCTTCAGTTGAGGTGTGTTTCATGTTGTCTGCCCAGGTCAGATCTTTGGGTTGGAACCATCCCGCAGGCACAACTCTATGGAACTTGACCTCCTTGTAATCTTGTAGGCAACGCTTGGTCTGATTCATCCAGTTGCCGTAGAACGTGGCCTCGTCGTTGCTTTTCTTGTAGTTCCTTGTGTCCTTGAACATGTTGTTGAAACGGAATCTGTTGTTTTTGTTGCCTTCGGCATGACCTTGATAGTCAAACCCCAGTATGTAGATCTCCTTGTGTCCTTGGTCACAGGCCAATTTCAATGCTGTTGGACCGCTTGACCAACCCAGACTAGGCTTGAACCAGTTGACATGATCCATTATTTTCTGGTTTTTGTTGTATTGGTTGTTGAAATTGCTCCATACTTTATTATGTACAGGATAATCTGATTCCGCTATCTCTAAAATCATCTTTGGATCAACTGCCACAAGGAAGTCGGGACGGTGTGTTCTGTACACACCATTGCAGGCAAAAACCGTGCCTCGTTCTTTGAGGTCATCGATATCGATGCCCTTACGTGATTCACCGTTACCTAGTACGAACGCTATTGATGACATTATAACGTTAAGTTATCGTCTGTGGCAGGTTGTCCGTACATCTTTTGGACAAATACTGCTTCTTCCTTTTGTTGAGCATCGTGTGCCTCAGATGCCAACCTCATAGAGTTGATTTGTTTGAGTGTTAGTCTTGTTTTTCTTGTGTCTTCTGAATCTAGAATGGAAATATCGTTCTCAGGCTCGTATGTTTTGTCCTGTTCAAGGCCATCTGCGCCGTAAGTGAAGAATTCATTCAGTTTCATAAACGTATTTAACCCTTATACCTGTCCGCCGCCACCTGTGCCACCTGGCGTCTGTCCACCTGGCGTCTGTCCTGGCTGTCCTGGCTGTGCTCCGCCTGGTTCTGGTGCGTCTACATCTGCTGTTGGCTCTTCGAATTGATCCAGGTCGGCACTGATACCCGATTGTGTAACTCCACCACCTCTCAATTCATTTGATTTAGTTTGTTTCTTCTGTGGTACATTGTTTTCTTCTGCCCAAAGTTCGGCATTTCTTGCCATTTCTTCTTCGCTCAATCCTAAATATCTTTTTAGTGCAAATCTTTTACTCATGTAAGGCAGTTCTGCCACCTGTGAAAATGTGTTGACCCTGCTTTGGTCCATTTCTGTCTGTCTGTACTGTGCAAAGTTCTGTGGTGGATTCAATTTAAGACCAAACATACTGTTGTCTATGTTGTATCCTTTTGATTTGATCCATAATTTGAACTCACTGTCAAATGTTTCTGCCAACATTGATTGTAATCTAGCACAATACTTGTTGAATCTCAATTCCTGGATGTATGCAGTACCCACTCTACCATCATTGTACTGTTGTCCACCGTCTTCTGCACCTGTTGGTAGATAAGAACTTGGAATTCTCAATCCTCTGAACAGTTTGTTTGTGAAGAATCTCAAGTCATCTATCTCACCAAGGTTTGTACCACCCGGTAGTGTGTCCACTTTAGAACCTCTACCCTCTGCTGTCTGTGGGAAGAAGTAATCTTCGTTTATTGACATTGGGTTGTATGTTGCATCTATGAAGTTTGCTCCACCTGATGCACTTGGAATTCTTCTTTGGTTGATCTCGTTTTTGACCCTCTCAACGAACTGCATAGCCAAGTGTGTTGGCATGTTACCCACGTCTATGTAGAATACCCTTCTTTCAGGTGCTCTTTGAACCCTGTAGATGATGATTGCGTCTTCTAATAATTCTTTTTGTTTGTAAACCTTGAATACTTGTTCTAACACCGACTGTCCAAATGGGAATAGGTTGTCTAGACCATCTGACATTGACATGTGGATCACATGTTCTGCGTTTATGTTGTACGCATTCATGGTCTTGTAGAATCTTCCACCTGCGTTTCCGCCTGCGAAGCCTGACATGTTGTTTGTGGCACCTGCGTTTGCATAACTTGATCCGTATGCCGCTGTTCCACCGCCTGTGGTTCCACCACCACCATAAGTTTGATTTGGTGTGATCTGTGTTGCACTCAATCTCTGTAAGTTAGGGTTTATATCTCTGATCACATACTGTTCAGGTTTCTTGCCCTCTGATTCATTTACAACGATCCTGTCAACTTTGGCGTTGTCTATGTACAACCATTTCTGTGTTTCCGGATCCCTAACGAAGAAACAGTCTCCGTATTTTAATGCGTTCCTGAATATCCTAAAAATTCTCTTGTTGAACTTGTTTGACTTGGTCCATTGTTGAAGTGCCTTCTTGAGAAGTTTCACTTCGTGTTCTGTTGTCTCATCATTGAACACTATGTCGAACGGAGTTTCGTTCTCTGTGTTCTGCTGTGTCGAGAATTCCGCCAGGATGTCCAGTGCCGCATTGATCTCCGAGTCTGAATCCATTTGGTCATACTGGAAGTATCTCTGTATCCTGTTGGGGTGTCCTGTGTACACGTCCGGAAGATAGGAACTGTAATTCCTCTTCGCGAAGTTGGGCACTTTCTCTCCACTTATGGGAGAAAGGTTAGCGTCTTTAAAATATTTTTTCCAAGCCATACTTTATTATACTAGACTTCCTGTCATGTTTGCAACATTATTATTCATGTTTTTGGTATTTCTTTCAATCATACTTGCTATCATGTTGTTCGTATTTAACGTTTTGTTGAGGTTGTTGATAGCCACTACCAACTTGTCTTCTCCTCCGCCGGTTATTTTGTCTTTAACCAACATAATACTGTCTTTGAAATCCTTCAATCCATCCTTAAAATTATTGAGTTCCAATGTTTGTGCATTTTTCAGTGGATCTCCCTCCATTGTGCCCCGGTACATGGCATCGTGTGCGCCAAGTAACCCAATCATTTGTTTTGGTGTGACCACTGCTTCCATGCCGTGTAGCATGGCCGGTGTTCCACTGCCGAAGTTCTGGAACAGTGCTCCTGTTCCCATGGTTCCTTTGTTGAACATGGATTTGGCATCTACTGCATCTTCATTGTACCCTTTGAATATTCCATACCCTGCACCAAGTATTCCTCCTATTGCGGCTCCAACTGCTGTTCCCACAATAGGTATCGCAGATCCTATCATTGCACCAGTTAACGCACCGCCTGCCGCGGCTCCGCCAACACCTAAACCTTTTTTCGCGTGGGTGTCTGCACCTGCGGCATACTCACCACTGGCACCAGCAATACCTACACCGGCCAACGCCCCACCTGCCTTTAATCCTGCTTTTCCCATTCGAGCCATGACACCTGACTTGCCCATTCCTATCGCTGTACCCAGTGCCACAATGCTGACCTGCTTGGCGAAGTCAAATATCAGTGCCCCCGCCAGTGCCGCCATCAGCGCCTTGCCGAAGTTGGCCGGACTGAAACCCTTGATCGTCTCAACAATTTTTTCCACGTATCCTTTGAAATCACCTGTGATGAATTCTGTAAACCTTGTTATGGCTGGGGTCAGTCCTGATAAAAATTGTGTCTGTACTTCAGCGAACGCGGTCTTCAATCTTCTCATCTCTTCATTGAATGGCATCATGGTTTCTGCCAGTTCTTTGGCTTTTGCCGCTTGTTCGGCCGCGGCCTCGCCTACATCCATCTGTTGTGTGGCAAAGTAGTTCATCGCATTGGCAAGTTCTGGAAACTGCCTCAAGATTATCTGATCCATCTCATCCATAAAGCCTTGGGCGTGCGGTTTAAACATGGCCATTATTTCTGGTGCTGTTTTACCTGCTTTAACCAAGTTTTTGAAGTTCAAGAACAGATCCGCGATCTCTGGATTAAGACCCATTAACTGTTCACCGAGTTCGTCAAACGGTACACCAGATTCCATCATCATCTTGGCGTTGTCATGCATGGCGGGTGCCATCACTTTCAATCCTGCCAGGAATAGGTTCGCTTGAGTCGCCTGGTCTTCAGTCAGTCCGGTCAATGCCTTTTGGAGTAGTGCATCTTTCTGCTGAGCCTTGACTTCGTCATCGATCTGTTTTCTCTGGATACCTGTTGTTTTGGCTAATAGATCAAGTTGTTTGGCGTACTTGGTAGTTCTCTCGGCCACCTGTCGTGCTGTCAGTGTTTCTTTTATTTCCGCGAATCTCTGTCTTTCCAGGTACGTGCCCATGTAGTCGTTGAGCTCTTCTGTTGTGATACCAAGATTGAACAGACCGTCTGCCAAGGCCTTGTCCCTTATGGACAGTGAGAACTGTGCAAGGTTCTTTATACCCTGTTCCGTGGTACCAAAAAGTGATGACAGTGCTAATGCGTTGTCGGCTACTAATCCGCCAAACTCACCCAGTGGTAACATCGCGGAGTGTGCCATCTCCCTCATGCCGATCAAACTCTTACCAAAACTTGCACCGACCTGAGACAACTCCCTGAACACATTCACATTGTAGTCTAGGCTTCCTGCAAGTGCCTGAACTGCGTCTCCGGCCAGTCCAAATCTGGAAAACATGCCCGCCAGTTGTTCCATGTCATTGGACGCCGAGGCCGCACCGTCGCCTAACTTGAACATTGTCTTCACAAATGGTCCGGCAAAACTAGTGGCCTTGTCTAAAGAATCGGAGAACTCCGCTACGGATTCTTCTGCCTTGTCAAATTCCTTGTTGATATCTTTTAAGTTTTTTATCTCTTCATCATCGAGTTTTTTCTTTGCCTTCATCGACTTGAT